AGCCTTGTCATATCATGAGAAGATGGCTGAAATGCCTAATGCAGAAACAGAAGCAGAAAAAGCACAAGCAGCTATGGAAAAATGGTATGCCACTTTTAGTAATGTAAAGGTATGTGTAGGCAATCATTCGGCTTTACCTTTTCGTCAGGCTACTACAGCAGGTATTCCTAAAAGATTTATGAAGTCTTATGAAGAAATTTGGAACGCACCAAAAGGCTGGCAGTGGAAGTTACAATGGGAAATAGACAATGTTTTATACGAACATGGTACAGGAAGTAGTGGAGCAAGAGCAGCAGTTAATAGAGCAACAGCAAACAGACAATCTACTGTTATAGGGCACTGTCACAGCTTTGGTGGTGTAAACTACATGGCATCTCGTAATGATTTAATATTTGGTCTTAACGTAGGTTGTGGCATATCTGTATCTGCACTAGCATTTCACTATGGTAAAAATTTTCCTAAGAAGCCCACTTTAGGCTGTGGGGTCGTTTTAGACGAAGGAAAAACAGGACTTTTTATCCCAATGGACTTAGGAAGTAAGATAGTTCATATCTAAATTTTTTAAAAAAAATACAAAAAAGTTTGTCAATATGATTTTTTATTATACATTTGCAGTGTTAACCCACTAAATAATGTATTATGTTAAAAGAATTATTAAAGAAAAATTACAAATTAAATAGTAATGAAACTCATGTTTACTTATCTAATGTTAACAAAGTATTAGATGAAGTAAGAGATAATATCAAAGCATTACAGCTAGAAGCTCATAATAGTGAAAACTATGAAGCATCTGAAGCTTACAAAAATGCTTGGTATGAATTAGCTTTTGTAGGAAATAGAATATTAGATATTCAAATACAAAACCTAATAGATAAAAAATAATAACCCTAAAAATTATATTATGTCAGAAATTAAAAAAGAAACAAGAAAAGAAGCATTAAGAAGGTTGTTTGAAACAAATGGCTTAGTGCAAGAAGATGTTTACAAAGACAAAAGAGGATTTGTAATTATTACTAGAACAGGTATAGATAAGATAGTAAGTAACAGAGGTATTGATTTATCTTACGAACCTATAGTCATGGAAAAGGATTGGGTAGTATTACGTTGTATTGCTAAGATGTCCGAAACTAAGGTAGAAAGTTTTGGTGAGTGCTCACAAGAAAACACTATGGGTTTAGCTGGTAAATATCCTGTAGCTATGGCAGAAAAGCGTGCAAAGTCACGAGCAGTATTAATGATGACAGGATTTTACGAACAAGGAATCTATGGTCAGGATGAAATGATGGATAGTTAATGGATTGGATAGATGATTTATTAGATGACAGATGTAACTTGTATCAGATTTCTACAATAGAAAATTTGATGAAAACATCATCTGTCGCTAATGAATATATTAATATTGATTTTGAACAGCTTACAATTATAGAAGCAGAGCAAATAATATTACATCTGTACGATAATAATAATCCAACAGACCCAAAAGAACAATTTAAAAAAATGTTTAGAGATGGCAATTAAAAAACACGCTATGACAAAAGAGGGTGCTATACTTTGTATAACTAGAAACCAAGTTAAACAACTTGATGGAAAACACTTAGCAGGTATAAGACAATCTTTTATAGATGTTTATAAACATTTAGAGAACAGCAAGATAAAGGAGCTGTATAAAAAAACCTTTGATGTTGAATTAGTTATAATAGAAAAATGAAAAAAGCAAGAAGTAAATTTGAAGTATATATAAGGACACAAGGTATTTCTAAAAGAAAGTTTGGTCAAATTACTGGCAATAAAGGTTCTACAATAGAAAAATACTTAGCAAACCCTTCATTACTTAGAGTTAAACATTTAAAATGTTTGGTTGCAAGTGATGAATGTGATAAATCAATGATAGAAATAATTAAATTAATTAAATAAAATGGAAATAAAAGGAACACTAGAAGCAAAATATGACACTAAAGAATTTAAAAGTGGCTTTAGAAAAAGGGAGTTTGTAATTAATACAGGTGGCGATTATCCACAAACAATTAAATTAGAAGCTCATAAAGACAATATATCTAAGATAGATAGTGTTAGTGTAGGTCAAGATATTGTATGTCAAATAAACATAACAGGAAGGCTTTATGAAGGCAACTATTACAATAATATAGTAGCTTGGAAAATAGACACAACTACACAAACCGAAACTAAAAACAATGAACCAGATTTACCCTTTTAATTATGAAACAATATAACAAAGAAAAGAAGTTTGTAGGACAAAAAGAAATCAGTAGATTAAAAACTATTGTTTGTGCACAGCTTGGATTAAACAATACTGCAATCAATAGCAGAGTAAAAAATGCTGATAATGTAAATGCTAGACTTATATTTAGTAATATACTAATGTTTGAGTTAGAGATACCTATAGGTAAAATGTCAGAGTTTGTCAACAAGGATAGAAGTAATTTTTATCACTACATAAAATTACATAATCAAGCATTAGAAATGCCAAAGTTTTATCAAGAGTATTTAAGAGATTATGAAATTTGTAAGGATGAGTTTATTAATAAAACACATACAAAAGTTAAGAAATGGCAAATTATGATTGAAAAATTATCATATAATTATAGAAAGCTTGATGACAAGCTAAATAATATTCAAAGACAGATCAATAATTTTGTAGAAGAAGAACAATTAAATAATCAAGACAATGGCTAAAAGAATGACTGACACAGATAAATGGAAGAAAAGATTTGTAAGAGAATTATCTTCAGAGTTTAAACTATTATGGTTATACATTTTAGATGATTGTAACCACGCAGGTATATGGGAGGTAGATTTAGAAGTAGCTTCTATTAGAATAGGTGAAACATTAAAGTTTGATATACCTGCTGAAGATATGTTACCACAATCTTTTTTAGACAAAATTGTAATATTTGACAATGGTGATAAATGGTTTATTCCTGAGTTTATTGACTTTCAATATGGCGAGTTAAATCCAAACTCTAATGTTCATAAGTCAGTTATATTATTATTACAGAAATATAATCTTGAAGGGTACATGAAGGGTACACAAACCCCTCCTGAACCCATGATTGAAAAACCTATAAAAAGATTTAAGAAACCAACAGTAGAGGATGTTTCTTTGTATTGTCAAAGTAGAAACAACTTTGTAGATGCAGAAAAGTTTTTTGATTTTTATTCTTCTAATGGTTGGAGGGTAGGTAAAAATGCTATGAAAGATTGGAAGGCTGCTGTTAGAACTTGGGAGAAGAACTCAACAACAGAGCAAACAAAAAGTAAAGTAGAACAATCTCTTGATACTTGGCAAGAGGCAAGACGTATGATAAATGGATAAAAGTAATCAAGTATGGTATAGGTTTAAAAATAACCTTGAACAGTTTAATATTGACTGTGTTGACCTTTTAAGCAAGTGCTATATGATGTTAGGTCAAAGACCAGACACATCACAGATAGTTATGATGTCTAAATTTTTAATAGAAGATTTATCTAGGAATCATGGCTCTATGACTTTGGAGGAGGTGGCTTTTGCTTTTGAGCAAGGTATTAAGCACTCAGAGCATGGAGGTTTTATAAATGTAAGAACTATGAGTCAATTTATTAAGGAGTATAAAAAAAATGCACAAGCAAAAAGACAGCAACAATTATTAACAGATTATGAAAAAGAACAACAAAACCTTAAATTTATAGGTCAAAGTATTAATAAAGCAAAAAAATTAAAATGAATTTATTTATATTAATATTGTCAATACTATCTTTATTATATGTTACTATTTGGTTAGTTTATTCTGATAGGGTGTATCAAAGAAAGAAAAAAGAATTTGAAGATAGATTGAAAAAGTTTGACAATAAACATACGAAAAATTGAAAGAGTTAAGTGAAGAAAAAATACAAATAGCTATTGTAAATTATTTAAAGTTGCAATATCCTAAGTTGTTATTTACTGCAACAATGGGTGGTCAATATCAAAAACATCACTCACAAAGAAGAAGGGCAAAGCAAACAGGCTATTTGAGGGGGGTAAGTGACTTACTTATATTTGAGCCAAGAGGTATATACTCTGGATTATTTATAGAATTAAAAAGAAACAAAAAGTGCTACCCAACTAAAGAACAAAAAGAATTTATATTAAAAGCAAAAAGCAGGGGGTACTACGCTGTATGTGCCAAAGGTTTTGATGAATGTAAAGAAATTATAGATAACTACTTAAATGATAAATTATGACAGAACATAGTAAATATTATTACGATTATAAAAGAAACACTAATGACAAGGGGGGAGAGGTCTGTGAAAATGCTAACAAAGATAATCTTAACATTCCAGATTATTATATAGGAAAGAATGGTTATATGGCAAAAGATGTTGTAGCAAATTTTGATTTATCTTACAATATTGGGACTGCCACGAGCTACCTCCTTCGTTGTGGAAAGAAGACAGAAGAAGGAATGTCAGATGTTGATAAGCATATAGAAGATATTGAGAAAGCAATAAACCATTTAAGATTTGAAATAGAAAAACTAAAACAAAAATAATGAAACCAGAAATTACAGACAAGCACATTAAAGTTCAAGCTTTACAACACTTGTTAATACATTACGAGAATAAGCATAAGAAATATAAAGGGGGGGGTAGAGAGGATGTATTAGAGATTATAGAACTATATATAGCAAAGATTAGAAGAACTATAATTAGTGTTTTAGAAGAAGAAAATAAAAAAATAAATAAACCAATAGAATTTTATTAAATGAGCATAAATCCATTTGAAAGAAAAGATA